TGTACAGTATCTGGGTCTTGTAGTCTTAACACTCTAAGACAATAAGGATCTGTAGGAAGGGTAAATTGGTTGGCATAATCAAAAGGTGGAGCCACGCTATCAGGTGATAATGTTTTCCTGGTCATTAAGCAATTCCAGGGATGCGATCTAAAAACTGAATCCCTGACTAATGCATAACGCTGATTACAAATACGCCCAGCCTTACTATCTTCATTTAATGAGATAATATTACTAGCGCCAATCATGTTTAAAGCAGAATTACAAATATCAACTTCTGATGCCATAACTATTCCTTTTAAATAAAAAAGGGCAGCTGGAGGAAGCTGCCCTAATTAAGTTTATTTAATCAAGCACATAATACATTGTAAGCTCGATCAACCCAGTACCATTAGCACCATCTAAACTTACAGTTATTGGAATGCCGTCTTTGTCAGCATCGACAACACTATTTTTACCAAGAGCTGCTGTTAAGCAACAACCCACAGTTGTAATAGATGTTGAAGCCGCAGCTGCTTTGTACTCATCAACGTCTAATGCAACAGCAGTTCCAGCAGCATTTGTATATGCCGCGTGTCCTACTGACAAAGTAGTTGATGAACCTAACGCCGCATGAACAACTTCACCGTCCAGGATTCTTGCCCCATTTGGTAAGTTAAACATATGAATGTCAGATTGCTCAGCAGAAGCTGTATAAGAACCATAAGCAATACGGATTCTACCGCCTTGCTCAATCGTTTTGATCATACTAGATGGATCGTTCTGATCCCATTTAGTTTTTTGATCTGAGTAAACTGTACCCATTTTAGTCTCCTTCTAATTAAGATTATTCGTTACAAGCGATTTCCACTATTTTCTCTTCTTCCATTCTTGTCGCACCAAGAGTTTGACAGTAATAGATTTGAGTTGAATATGATTTATCTGCTCTTTCATCAATTTTCGCTGTTGGCTCTTTTCCAATAGCGACTTTCATTCCATCAGAAGCATAAGCAAAAACTTGTCTTGAAGTTCCATTATGCGGTAAACGGTTTGAACTGATGAACTTAAAGCCCATGAACGAATCTATTTGTCCTTGAACTAAGCTTTTCACAGTATTAAAATCACTCGATGTTACCTGAGTTGTACCTAACAAATCTGACATTTGTTTTGGTGAAGCAACTAAATAACGAGGTATAGAAGGATCAACACTATTAGCGTCTAATATCTCTTTAGCAGATAAAAGCTTAGCAATAGTAAGACCAGCTGAACCATGAGCAATTTGCTGTGATGCTGGAAAGCTCACGCTTGTTGCACCTGATGCACCAGTTTTAGCTGTTCCATGCATAGCAGCAATAATAACGTCATCCATTGCTCTACCCATTGCAGCAGCCGCAGCTCTTGCATAAGTTGATGTTGGATCTGCTAACATTCTAATTTTGTCCTGGGAGTCAATTAGATCTGCATATTCATAGTCAGTCATTGTTACCATACGTCTTGTATGAGGTGTATCCATTAATGGCGTGTCACTATTTCTAGTAGTTCTCGCAACAGCTGCTGCAACTCCTACTTGATCAAAGAACGCTTTTTCTGCATTAACAGATTCTACGTCAACAGATGATCTTAATAATGATCCCATCTGTTGTGATAGCATGGCTATGTTTGAGCTAAACTGCTGCACAAAAGCCGTAGTTATAGTAGTACTCATTTGAGCATCTCCTTATAGATTTAAGATTAAGATTAAGCATCTGGCTATCTGAAAAAACACAGACCAAACTAATATTTACGTTACTTAACGACCTTACTCAAAGGTTTGCGCTCAAGGGCTTGTGGCTTGTCTTGAGATTGATTAACCCACGTAAAGTAGGTATTTGCTAATTCTATTGGATCACTAATGTTATTAAGTGACCCATGACTGACTGCTAGCTTTAAGCACTCAAGTCTCACTATATTATCTTCCATTACAGCTCTCTAAGTCTTAATGCCTCATTAACATATTTCTCATGTTCTGGGTGGTGCTTATCCCAATAAGGCGTTCCAGGAGCTGTTAACCTGGTAACTTCCATTCCTATGTCAGCTGCACTTAAACCAGGCTGTGAATCTCTTCCGCTAAATTGATCTTCACCTAATCGCTCAGCTATAAATCCACCTATCTGATGAAATAACTTTATAACCTCTGGATTGTCACCCAGCATTTTACCGTCAGCCATTTGCATCTCAGTTAAATCTGACATACCAAACTCAGCCAATACATTGTTAGCTTGTGCCATATTAGCGTCAAACTTATCGCCCCAGTCTTTTCTTAGATCTTGCTCTAAGGTGACACGGTGGCTTTCTAAATCTACTTCACCAGCACCAGTTTCAACATTAGCTCTTTCACCATACGCCGCTAAAAGCTGTGACGCCTGGTTTTGAGACAATCCTATTTTATGCGCTGTTTCTTTAAACCATTGACCGTTTTCTTCTGTGTCCTGGTCAAAAGATAAATCATATTTATCTGCTGTTTCTGGTCTTCCTAATTTACTGTAAACTTGTGACCAGTCTTCTTCTGTTGCCCAACTACCTGGTATAGCCACTTTGTCAGCGCCAACCATCTTTTGAGCGTTAATGAGTGACTTAGCCATCCCATTAATATCTTTGTATGTCGATAAAGAAGGATCATTTCTGTAACCTTCATCAATATGCTGTCTAAAATCAAATGCCTGATCTTCAGACGTTGCTTGTCCAGCTTCCTCAACTATTGGGGTTTCTGGGGCATCCGCTACCTGGGCGTCATCCATTTTTTATTCCTTTTCTGGTTGTTTATTATTCATCATATTATTAATTAAAACTAAAACAGAACGCTGTCCTTCCTTGTAGACAGTTTCATCGCTGTTAGGCACATAGGTAGAATTATTCATAGAAAATCTTTTACCTAAGTCTTCCATAATCTTTTTACCGCTATCTGATGTAAAAACTTCTTTATACAAAACCTTTAATTGTTCTGGCGTCATTGCTCAGCCGCTCCTAGTCCACTTAGAATTTCTCCAATACCTTCTTGAGTTTCTGGAGAAGATCCTTCAATGGCTCTTAGAGCTGGTGCTGCATTACCAGCGGCTTCTGCTGTTTGCATTGTTTGTTGCATTTCAGCTTGTTCCTGCTGCTGGGCTGCTCTTTGTTGTCTTAGTTCATCAACATCAGCTTTACCTCTAACAACTGTAGCTGGTACGTTAGTAACCTTAATAATATGCTCAGCCAGTCCATCAACATCCAAGAAATCAATAACAGATGGATCTATTTGCATAAGAGGCTGTAAGAAGCCAAATAACTGCATTGCAGATTGAACATCACTTGATCTTTGAGCTTTAGCCATTGGTGATACATATTCTATATCAATTTCACCTGACTGCATAAACTCTGGAGCGTTTTCAAAAGCTTTTCTTTTTGTTAATAAAGCAAATATTCTATTAATTAATGGATGAAGTAACTCAGCTTGCATTCTTCCCAATGCTGGTGACAACAATCTCATTTTTTCTTCAGTTCTTTGTATAACTTCAGTCGCTGTCATATTGGGGCTATTACCCATTATTAACTGATCAACATAAAACGCTGCTCTTATTGCCTGGCGTCTTTGTTCTAACTGTTCTTGCCCTATTGGATTATTACCTCCAATATTTAATGGCTCAATTCTATCTCTAGAACCTGATCTATAAAAATTTAATCCTCCAGGCACAGTTCTTACTGGCATATGAAAGCCATCGTCTGGAACCATTAATGGTGGATGTATATGTAATTGTGCTGCTCTTATAACAACTTCAGACATTTTATTAACCATTTTAACATCACTTAATGCTGACATGGCTACAGATCTTCCATAGCCCTGGTTTTCAAATGAACTTTTTAAATATCGTGGCACACAATATGGAAATTCATCATATCCACTTTCAGATAAAATAATCTTTTCTTCTGGATCCATGTATATAGAGGCAAAAGGTTTATTCTTATTATCTAACTTTACTGGATCTCTTTCTTCTCTTGGCATAACAATATGAAGTAACTTTACTTCTTCGTTAGGATCATCCTTGTAAACTTTAGCAATTCTTTTCCCAACATTTTCTGCACCAAATTGTTTGACCGCTGCCCTGGCTGAAATACGAAATTCACGGTAGACGGTGTCAACACGACCCATCTCGTCCTCTGCAAGGTAACATTCAGATATATGCCTGGTACTAAAACGTAAAATACCATTTTCGTCTGTATCAACAAACATGACGCCAGTACCAAAACAAACTAGATCTGTATATAACTCATGGATTGCTTCATGAAAATTTGACCTGGCAACTTCACGGTACATTACGTCTTCAGCTGAATGAAGCCATTCTTTAGCGTCATCATCTTCTTCAAAATTATTATCTGTATATCTAAGAGCAAACCAGGGTGATGCCGCATTTGTTAACATACCATGCAAACTAGCTGACATAAGTTCTGCTGCATGAATAGCTGTACCATCAAATATTAATTCTGTTCTTTTATCACCAGAGGTACGCTTTTTAGTGATATCAGCTTTTCTGGGAATAATATAATCCGCAATTTCTTGCCAATGAGATTCCCAGTTAGCACGATGTTTTTGCAAGGTGCTAAGCCTTTTCATTAATATAGCGCCCCTTTTGTCAGTATCACTACCAACGGTCTGGACGCCGCTATACATTTCAGCCATTTATTAGTTACTCAACTTATTTTGACCAAGTAAACTTGGCTTAGATGTTGGTGCTTCTTGCAATAAACCAGTACCACCAGTCACATTTGCTGCTGCCTGACCTTTTTTCTTTGCTTGTGTATCAGCAGCTCTATCAGCTGTTTTTGTTTTAGCTGGCGTTATTGCTGGCGCTGGAGGTGGCGGCGGTGGTGGTGGCGGTGCTTTTGGTGATTTTAAAAAACCCATTATGCGGCTCCTATTTTTTCAAAGGGATTATAATCATTTTGCGCCATCAATTGTGGCGGTCTTGTATCAGCTACAGTTTCTTTTATACCAATAGATGTATATCTCCAGGCATCAGCAAAATGTGATGACCAGTCATGAACTGGAGAGTTTCTAAAACTCCTGGTTCTTTCATTATACGCTCTATGGTACTGCCTTAATGCATCCAATAACCCTTTAGTCTTTTCTGCATCAAAATACGTTCTAGGTATCAATAACTGCCCAGCGTGGATACCATCCTCAACTGGCAATTTAGGAACAACCCTAAAATTAATTCCTAATGAATAAGCTATCTCTCTTCTGGATTTACCAGTACTCAATTCTCTCACTTCAATATCATGCGGTGCAAAATGATTGCCGTATAAATATTGTTTTCTTTGCAATACATCAACGTAATGAGGTAGCCCTTCATTTCTGTTTTCATAACAATCTATGACATGAACAGCTCTACCCACGCTCTGGGTAAACACAATCGCCGTTGAATCACCAATACCTAAATCCCAAAAGGTATCAACCCTGGTTGTTGGGTCATATGGCACATTACATATTCGTCTATCTTCCAGCGCTGCCTGGATCTCTTTTCCATAAATACTACCAGGAACATTAGCTACCCAGGAACACTCATACTCTTGAGCAAACTGATCAGCCGTCATTGTCTCTTTAGCGCTATCTAACTCTTCTTCATCAATAATACCAGTCTCACTCGACCTATGAATAGCCGTGTACCAGTCATCCCTATGAACACCATTCTCATACATCTCATAAAAAGCATTCTGCCCTCTAGGAGTTCCTACAAAATAACAAAACCCTTTTCTATCTGACAAAGCTGGTCTGATAATCTCAGGGAACACGCTCTCAGGCATATCCGCAACTTCATCCATAAAACATCCATCAAGATAAATCCCTCTTAAACTATCTGGATTTTCAGCACCTAACAAACTTATCCTAGCTCCATTAGGCAGATCACATCTAAGCTCAGTCTCATGAAACTTAGCTGTTGGTATCTTCTCAGCAAACTGCTTTAAATAATCCCAGGCAACTGCTTTAGCCTGCCTATAAGTGGGCGCTAGATATGCATACCTTGGATTAGGCTTCTCACATAAAATAGCACTCCTCAACAAGTGATTTATAGCCATCACCGTCTTGCCCATTCTACGATGACAGACAATGACGCCCCATCTATGCTTGTTTAGGTCATCATGGATCTTAGCTTGCAGAGATCGTGGCGTATAAGGAATGACGATGTGCATGAGTGTAAGAAACTCCTAAGATAGTATATATACGTTACAGAGCGGCGCCAGGTGTTTTGGGGGTATAGGGTAGTCGCTCCAGGAAAACGTCATAAAAAATGTACCCAGTCTGTACCCAAATATTTCTACAGCAGCGGCTAGACTATACATAGCTTGAGATTCAGATCTCCAGGTTACCGCCTAATGAAAGCGAAAAGATTTACCTGGCTGCCTCGCGCGTGTAGCTAAGACAGACTGGATCTTATATATATACATCTAATGCTTAGACCTATTCCTACTCCTACTCATCACACTCAAGTTACTTCTGTTGTTATCCTTTGGGTTACCATTAGTATGATCTACATCCTTACCATCAAACGGCTTAACCTTTCCTTCACTCTCAAGCTTACGTCTAGCTCTCTTCCTAGCTGCATTGTCATCTCTATGAGCTGCTGAATACTTCCTTTGATAGACTGATCTGGGCTTAGCATTGCTATCATACTCACCTAGCTTACCCATTACGTTGACTTATCCAGTCCACGCTTATTTCTTTTCATAGCTGACATAAACTTCATACTGTCCTTTTCTATAACTTCATGAAGCTTTCTTGCTGCTACATTACTAGCCTTGCCAGTCTCATAAGCTGGAAACTTATTGAACCCTATCTTAGCTGCTCTAGCTCTAGACTGTGTATCTGTTAATCTTTTACCATTAGCATAACCTGGTACATTGTATATCTTACCATCATCACCAGTTACGCCAGTTATGTTTATAGTTGTTAGACCTTGTTTATCATCCAGGTATGTTTCATTCTTTAAGTTATCTCTATGATACTTTAGCAATGATAATTCTTTCTTACTGAACTCAGCCATCTACTGTGACTTCACCCTGGTTCCAACTAAGCGTAATGCTACCATTATTAACATTAGCATCTTCCTTCTTATCTCTAAGACCAT